TATGCCGCACAAGTTTTAGACAATATAACCGGAGAACAGGTTGCTGTTTTTCATTCAGTACGCGCCCCGGACGAGGCAGTATTACAGGTGTATGGTTTGGCAAAATATTATAACAATGCCCTGATGGTTCCTGAAATCAACTTCGATGGAGCCTATTTGCTATACAAGTGCAAGGAATTGGGGTATGATAATATGTATCGTAGAATGACTTCGCCGGACGATACGCTTCAAACATATGAGCAAAAGTACGGATTCAGAACCACGTCGGGCAACCGAATGTTCATGCTAAGCGTCCTCAAAGAATGGACGGAAACGAACATGAATAAGATAAACGACTTGGGAACGCTCAACGAGATGCTTACGTTTACCTTACAGGTTAAGAAGATGAAGGGCATCTGGTGGGGCGCAGAAGCAGGAGCGCACGATGATAGAGTAATGGCACTTGCAATCTGCTTGCAGGGTAGAGAACAGCAGGAGATGGCAGAAATCCCCGAAAAGATTCCAATGACGGGATTCTTTTATCCTGAGGAACTAGAGATGGGATTGGCGGCAGGGCGATTTACTTATGAGGATGTGTATGAGTATAAAAAGACGCATATGTTTTGCGGGCAGAAATACTCAGATATCGGTACGGTGAGGGGAAATCGGTATGCGCGGGATTGATTATGTGTTTTTGTTTCTGATACTCGGCGCATATGGATGCGTTGTATGGCTATGGATAACGATGCGAAAAGATAAGGCGCAGGCAAAAAGGGAAGGCGATACCGTTGAAACAGTCACACCGGAGGTACAAGAAGAAAAAAATGAACCCGATGATTCCGATGATTTGTACATGGGAACCAACGGGTTTTATTCCATAGAGGCTTATTTAATGAATAGCCGACTAAAAGGTACCGGAAAGCGTTCTCAAGAAGAAGAATATAATCGGATGATAAGAGAGGAACTGAAAAATGGATAAGAAAAAAACCGCCGAACAAAAACATACCATAACGGAGTTATCCTCGCAGGCTCAAGACCTTATGACCGAGGCACAAAAGGAGCGCGGACGGTATTATCTCGATAAGTATATTGCGCGAAAAGCCGAGTTTGACGAATATCGAGCAGAGTTTGAGTCCATTCAGAATATGCTTGCCTGTGAACGCACGCCAGATGCGCTAGACCCACATTATCCGAATAACTTCATTCCGCTAATGACACCCGCGATCGAAGGGCAGACGGCGGCGATGCTTGAAAGTGATATCGAGTTTAATTACATCAGCAATAACCCGCTTCATAAAACGTTCTTGCCCCAAATCGAAGCGTGCGGTGCGTATTGCCGTGATATGAACAAAGCGTTCTTGAAGTACAAGGATTATACCCGAAACTATCTTGCGCTCGGAAACAGTTGGATAACGGTTATGTACGAAAAGACATTCAGCCATGCAGAGAACCGTCCAAAGGGATTTCCGAAGGTTATTGTACCGGATATCGACACCGTTTTTGCGGATGGTAAAATTAAGGACTATAAGGATTTACAGTATTCCGAATACATTATCCACGAGTTGGGATATCAGGATATAGCATGGGCGAGAAAGGAATATGGAGACGATAAGGCAGAGGCACTTCGACAAGGTGCTCCCGTTCCCAGTAAGGGCGAAGTCCTCCATGACGACCATTGTACGTTTACTCTACTTCATGTATGGACTAGAAATAATGACCAAGAGAATCTCCAACTCATTGAAATGGACACGAACGGGTTTATCCTTCGTGAGTCTGACCCGTCAAAGCCATACTATGCAATGGTCGGAAACGAGTACCCGTTCTGGTTTGGACGCATGATACCCCGCCCGAACTCCTTCTATGGTCACGGAGACGGTAAGTTAATCAAGTATATGCAAACATATATCAACCGTATTGCCGATGAAATCGAAGTGGCATTACGACACAATGCTCAACCGAAAACATATATTGCACCGGAAGCAAAGGTAGACCCAGCCGCATATACGTCTGACCCGTCAAAGTTTATTCTTGCTAAAAACCCGAAAGAAAACATTATGGTCGTGCAGGGGCAGGGAATTAATCCGATTGCTTTTGAAATGTTTAAGACATTACTCGACCAAGCACAGAGAGCGCCGCGGTTCAGTGACATCATGATTGGGAATCAGCAGGGCGTTTCAGCTACAGCGACGCAAATTTCGGGGCAAATGGCGCAAGGGCAGGTCGGAATCAAGGATAAGGCTTCCGATATCCAGCAGGCGATGGCATGGTGTGACCGATACTGTTTGCAGATATGTTTGGAGAAGTGGGATATCCCCTTCTGGGCGACAAAGTTCAGGACAGTAAACGGAAGCCCCGAAGAAACATCCGAGTTTGTTGATTTGCGTGATATTGCCCGCGTTCCTGCGGTTGTTCCGACGACTGGAAAGTCTGCGCTTAGCAGAATGTTTAAGCGCAAAAAAGAAAAGAATATGGACATTGTGGATTACGATGTCGTTATGGACAAAAAGAAAGCAACCCTGATTGATCTCGACTTTGATGTTCGCGTTAAACTTGCCGCAGGATTCCCGAAGGATGCGGTCAGTCGCTTCAACCAAATCATTGCGTTGATGCAGATGCAGGTAATGAACGCAGAAGGACAACCCGAACCGTTTATGCCGGTCGATGTTGCAAAGCGGGAAGTGGAGCAGATCGTTGGGTTTAAGTTTTCTGCTTCCGACGCAGATATGGGAAAAAGCAAGTCGCAACTGTTAAACGCAGGGGCGATAAACCCGATTGGAAATTCAGGCGAAGTAAATCAGCCGCAAGGTTCTAGGGTGCGAACACAGCCGAGTAATCTTGCAAACACCGTTCCGCTCGCCGGAGACAACAGAGGGATGCAATTATGACAAGTGACCTGAACGAACCACGCGCACAAGCAGAGTACCGAAGACTACTTACAAAAACGTTCATGAACCCTGACCCCGCTTCTTTGGGCGTGTACAAGGCATTGGATGAAGTCTATCCGGCGTTTGCCAAGAAGATTTTTGAAAACAATGAACTCATGAAGCGGCTCGTGCTTTCAGGAACAAACCCGATACACATCCTTTCATATCCCGTTTGCGGGAAGTGTGAAACACTAGCACTACCGACAACATCCATTGAGAAAGGGGGAAAGAAGATAAGGAGATGTGGATGCGTAGCAAAAGGATGCGGGCATATTACGGTGAATCCGATTACGTTTCGAGATTGGCTACGAGACGAACTCAAGCGGAAGATGCCGGAATCCGTTATTACAGGCATTGAATATGCGGTGGACAGCATCGCAATGTCTATGCTGAAAGAATGCGGAATGAAAATGAAAAGGATAGAAGGGGCAAATGATTACGCATTCAAGCAGGCACAGGGAATCGTAGATTCTTATGGAAATCCAATCAAGGAAAAAGAAGAAGAACCAAAATCAGAAGAAGAACTCCATGAAAAGTGGCGAAAGGAAGGCTACAATGTACAACAAATCGACGAATGAAATCACATTTCCTCACATTATTCCGATTACGACAATCGATGGGAAGGCGTATTCTTGGAACGATGTTGACGGAGGCGCAAAGCAACTCAAAGAATTCGGAATGGAGCAGAATAAGTTTTTTGGCGGGAACGTAGAAAAACTGGGGCTTATCAAGGACTTGGGGATGTATGCGTGTAAGCGCGTTCCCGCTCAAGGCAAACCCTCCATCATCGGATTTTATGTCCACGATGCAAGCGAGTTGACGAAAAAGGGCAGAGATGCTTGTAAAAAAGCATTCCCGTCTGCCATTATCAAGTTTGAAAATTATGAGAAAAAGGTAGAAACACCAGAAGAAATCAAAGCATACAAGGCGTTACAAAAAAGTTACATCGACAAGGGTATGAGTCCCGCGTTGGTACACGGTTCCGCCGAAGAACTTGCCGAGTTGGAACGCGCAATGGCTTCTGGAAAGGCAGAAAAATCACTCGGCGTTGTGGCTCCGGCAGAGACGAGAAACGCAAAGGGTTTGCCTCCGACCGAGTAGAATTAAACAAAACGACACAATATGTTTGCTTTACATGATTTTAGGCGTATAATAGAGGGTGATAGATTTATCTATCGTTGGGTTTTGTTGATTCCTTAAAAATCAATTAGGCGGTTTCCCTCGCATAACGGGAAGAAGGAACAAGAACATGGCGAACTTTGACAGAGATGCTTTTAATAAGCAGGCACAAGAACTCCTTGCCCAAAAGCAAGCAGAAGACAATTCTGCCGACGATAATAAAAAAGTAGCGGCAGAAGAAGTCGAAGCAGAAGATTCGTTTGACAACGAACCCGAAGTAGAAACCGTGCTTGAAGAAGTGGATACGGAGAGCGAATCGGAAGACGATGGCGAAGAAGATGTTTCCGAAGAAACAGATACCGGAAAGAAATCCATTAAGCCGTCCAAAGAACAAAACGCGATTATCGCGCTCAAGAAGAAACTGAAAGAAGCACAAGAGAAACTTGCAGAAGCGGAAGAGGCAAAAGCGTTAGAGCAGTCTGCGTCTACCAAACAAGCGATTGCAAATCGTTATAAAGACAAGGGCTATGACGATGAATCGGCTTCGCTGATGGCAGAACGCGACTACAGCCTCGAAGTGGTTCAGAAGAAACTCGCAAAGATCGAGTTCCTTTCTGAAAATCAGAAGGTTCTCGAAGAATTTCCGGAAGCGGCTTCGAACATTGATACGGTCATGAAGAACATGAAGGCAACAGGGATGTCCGCAGAGCAGATTTGCCATGCGATGTTCAGAGTCGGAAATGAAACTCCTGACCGCAAACGTGCAATCGACGCAGTTACCGGAAGACTCCCGAGCAAGTCGGCAGAAAATGCCAATGCCGGAGCATCAAGGGCAGAACGTGGAGCAAAAACAACCATTCTTTCTGCTCGTGAAGTGCAACAGAAAGCAAAACTTGAAAATATCGTAGGCAAGAAAATCACGAACGAAAGGTTCAGAGAACTTGCGAGCGAATATGACTTATAAGGAGATGTGAATATGATTAGAGTTAACAAAACTGGTTCCGGACCCATGTTAAAAATGGTAGCCGGTGGTGCCATTTCTAAGGGCGCTTTGTGCGTTAGTTCCTCCGGTAAAGCCGTAGAAGCGGCGGCGGATGTAACGACACAAATCATCGTTGGCGTAGCGGCAGAAGCAGTTGCCGCCGCTGATGACATTGTTACGCTTTATCCGCTTAACGGACAACTGCTGGAAATTGATGTGGACACGACTGGTACTGCAACTACGTTTGCAGATAGCGATATCGGTTTTGATTTTGACATCAGCGTTTCCAGTCACGATTTCTTCATCGACCCGGACGACACGACCGGACCGCTTATTTTGCAGAGTTATGACAATGACCGAGCAACGGCAGTCGTTTTCGTTCCGAACACGTTCATCCAAATGATGTAACGGCGCAAGCATATTGCAAAGAGAGGTAATTACATATGGCTACTACAAGAACAAACGATTTAGGCAATCTTATGCTTGCTGGAATACGCGAAGTATTCGATTCCGCCGCACAGAACCAAAGACCTGCCGAGTATCCTCAGATTTGCCGCGAGGTTGTTGAGGAAAAACTGGTAGGCAAGTATGAAACCGTTGGAAGCATGGGTCCTGCCACGAAGCACGTTGAGGAATCTGCGGGCGTTTATGACAAGATTGAAGTGGACAACGAAACCACGATTACTTCCGAAGTAATTGAAAAGAAAGTCAAAGCAACTCTTGAAGCAAAGATTTTTGACCAGTACGGAGTTGTGGAGTCTACGTTCGGCGCTCCGCTCGTTGAACTTCTTGTTTCGTACAAGGAGCAAGCGGTTGCTGATGTGTGGAACGGTGTTTTTACGGACACCGGAGCAGACGGCGTATACCTTGCATCCTCGACGCATCCGCTCAAGAACAACAGCGCGCTTTACAACGATAACCTTGCAACGGGTGCGCTTACCGTGGAGAACATCAAGACCGCGAAGAATATGTTTAACCACATCTATACGCAGTCCGGCATGAAGTTTCACACGAATCCGACGCACATCCTTATTTGCAAGGATAAACTCTATGACATCAAAGAACTCCTTGAGAGTAACCTGTTGGCATGGGAACTGAGCAACACAGTTAACTCGTTACAGATGATTGCTCCGCTCCAGATTATCGCAAGTTCGTATCTGGACATTTCATCCACAGGCGTTGCTCCTTGGTTCTTGATTGACAAGACAATCCCGAAAGCGGGTTGTGTTCTCCAAAAGAAACAGGGGCTTACGCTCAAGACATGGGAAGACAACGACGAATTATCGTTCAAGGCGAACGCCTATGAAGTTTACGGCGTTGGCATGGTTGCGCCCGGCTATGGTTGGGTAGGAAGTCCCGGTTCTTAATAACATCGTTCAGGTGGGCGTAGGCTAGAAGTGGTCTGCGCCCCCTATTACTAAAAGGAAGGTAACGATTATGGGTACATCAATTACAAAGGGTTGGTATTATGATTCGGATGCCGGACTTCATCAGTACGGCGTGTACAATGCAAGCGGAACGATCGTTCCGGTTTTTGACGAAAACGGTTCACTTTACAATGCGGGTGCGTCTTTAGGCTCGACCTATTACAAGACGTACTATGTGGACAGTAACGGTGGAGCGGACACAAACGATGGTCTTTCTTGGGCGACTGCCTTTAAGAAATTGTCTGTTGCTCTTGCGGCTTCTCATGCTTCGATTGCGGCGGCGTCTACGGGTTGGGCGGCTCGGAACCGCATCTTTTTTAAGGGCGACCAGACGAAAACGACCGAAGGCGAAAACCTTACTGCGCTTGCACAGAAGACCGATATCATCGGCGTAGGCTCTACAGACTGGAAGGCAAAGCCTCAGTTGATCGGGAATCATGCCGTTACGAATACGGTTTCCTATATGGGATGCCGGTTCATCAACGTGATGTTCAAGGGTCCGACTGCAAAAGGTGGTGACATTTTTACCATTACTGGACAGCACGGAATCGCGTTCATCGGATGCGAGTTCATGGGCGACTCTACGACAGCGGCTACAGGCGCAATCATTT